CTGATCCAGTCACCACGCCTAAATTGTATTTCTTAAACCGTCCATCGAACCAAAGCTCCAACGTGTCTAGGTCTGCACGTTCATTCTGGTATTTTTGCCAGCGTCCACCAGCCGGATGTTTTCCAGGCGAGGCGCAATCCTTACCGGCGCTGCATGAGCATGAGCCATCCGGCTTTACAAAATGGACTGGAACGACACTAAATCCCTTGTCGTACCACCATCGCGCATATTCTAAATTAGTTTCCATTTGCCACCACCGCAAAAAAATAAGAGGGCAGCCAGTGGGCGGGTCGCTATCGCATGAACTTAATCATGGTAACCCATCCCACTGGCCTAGCTGCGATTACAATCACCTGACGGCGTTGCACTTTCAGCGTGAAGCTGACTAGATTTCGTCTGAGAAATCGTCATCGCTAGCTGTGGCACTAGGCGCGGCAGGCGCGGCTGCAACCGCTTCCCCTCCCGCTGCGTCTAGTTCGCTTGGGCGGTCAACCCATTTCACAATCTCGAATTGCGGGATTTTGGATGGCCCTTTTCCGATACGCACTGAAGTCGCTTTCAGTACCTTGATCGCCGGAACCTGACCTGACGCAAAATTTCCAGATGCTTCGGCTTCTGAGTACAGCTTTTTCAGAAACTCCGTCACACCAGCGCCACTGGAGGAAAACTCACGGACTGGCTCATCATCAAAAATCTTTGAACTGTAAAACTTCAACACAAAGCCCTGACGATACATATCGTTTGGCTTTTCGGTTGGCTGATTGTTCGGCCACTCGATCCAATCGCGGCCACCTTCAAGCTTTAGCCAGCCTTGCTGCACGTTTTCGACATCGACAACGACTGGGCTGCTCCAATCAACTGGCTCTAACTCGCCGCCGCCAGTGGACATGAGCCACTCATTGTTTTCGACAGAAAACCGGATGAAAGGGCTGCCGCCCCCTGCTGATACAAAATTTAACCCCATTTTATAGACTCCTATTAAAAAGGTTTCACGCCCAAGGTAAAACGTGTTGGGCGATCACGCTGCCGAGGAGGGTTCGGCCAAGACGCTTCTCTAAAAGTTCGAGAGCAGCTTTCTTAAAAATCGTGTGTTCAATTCCAGCGTTAATGCAGACCTCCTCAAAGTCTGCCCCGCCGTGTACTAGCCATCTGATCGCATCTCGCGCTTCGTTGCGCCGGTATCGCAGCGGCGACTCCAGCTGCATTGCGTCAGAGATTGCTGACACAAGGACGGCTTTCCAGAGTCTGGTGTATGGGTCGGTTTCAAACTCACAATCAACAAACTCAAGGCCGCCTTCAGCATGTAGATCAAATATCTCTGTAGACATCGGCTGCTATGTCGTGCGCGTTGCCCCAGTAAAAAGAGTCTGGGTTATGCGGTATAATTTTCACCAAGTCTTTCGGGTCACTGCTCACACGCAGCATGGCTTCAAGCTGCTTGACTGTGCGCTTGAATGTGTCGATGTAATAATCTGGCTCGGTCATCTCTAACCAGACATACGGATCCTTTTTGCGGGTCAGCACATACAGAAACTTCACTGTGCATGGCTTCTGCGTCATGGCCTCGACAGCCTTTTTGTAGATGGCTGCTTGGATGCCGTGGCTCAGTGACCAGCTTGACGGTGCTTTGCTTGTGGTTTTTAAATCGATGACTAAATTGTCGTGCTGCGGGTAATAGAAATCCAAGAAGCCAATGCAATTGACCGTTCCATTGTCACCTTCGGCAAACCTGATCGGAATACCAATCGAGTGCTGCTTGGATCCGACTGGCGGCTCATCTGGCCTGCCTAGATCGCGCAGTTGCTCTAATCCGTTGTAAACCATCTGGCGCATGATCGGCTCACGCTTTTCGAGTTCTTCAACAGCGCCAGACATAAGAGTCGTGTCTGCCTTGAACCGCTCTAGCGCATAGCGCACACACTCATCATCAACGATGCCGTTGAAAAGCCCCTGCTCGATGCCGGACTCGACAGCCAGCCCCTGCATGGCTGCAAAGCCATACGGAAACCGATGCCCCATTAAATACTGTGCAAGCCATGCATCAGGCGCTTCGCGAAATTTATTGATCTGCGAAACACTGACATGCTTACGGTTGTGCATCTCAAAACCGTTCTTGATCTCAACCTGTTTTCGGTTCCCAATCTTCTTTTTGTCGATTGTATCAGTCATTAGAATCTACATTGCTCCCAAAACAAAAGCCATAAAAGGCGATTAATGCTGCATCCGATCTGCCGTCATCCTTCTTTCGGCCAAACAAATGTGCGTATGCTGGCATCAATTCCGATGCCCTTGCTCGACTGCCATCTTTGCCAGACTGCATTTTTACTTTCCTCTGCCACTCTTGCGGCGTGACATAATTCAATTGCATTTCGAGAGCCGCTACCGCACCGATCAAAGTGCCGTAGCTGCGGCCAAAATTAAACATCGACACAACGCCTTGGCCAGGTCGCGCACCAACCCGCTCGATCCAAACTGGATTGTCATGCTGCTTCAGCAATCTACAAACCGCCCAAGGATCCACATGCTTTTTTCCGTTGATTTCAAGGATCGGCATATCAAATACTTCGACAAAACCTTCAGTTGCATCAAAGTGACAAAGCGCACCGCTAACCCCTGGATCAATTCCCCACATTAGCGAGTGGTTTCCCATTTGACCAAATTTTTATCATGATTATTAAGGATGTCATGCTCAAGCTGATTGACAGTTATGGTTGTTTCATACCCTGCTTCGCACAATGCTTTGGCCAAGTCAGAGTATTCAGCAATCATCGCCAAAGCTCTCGTCTTGTGATTCACTGCCAAAGCGGGATTTCTAATATACTGCGCCAATAAATACATAACATGAGTTTTTTCTTCTGACCAAGGCTTTGCTTGCTTTAGATCAGTCTCACACTCGTTTAGGAATGCGCCACATCTAAGGTAAACAACATTTGATTCGTTTTCGGCAGTCTTCATTTATGGTCTCCGTTTTCTATTTCGATGTAATCATAAAGGTCAAATCGTTTGCCTGTTTTTTTTGCAATTACTGCCATTTGAATTAAGCTTTTTGTGCTTAATGATCTACGCCGCCGCCATTTATCGACAGCATCTCTAGACACTTCAAATCCGTGGTTATTTAAGGCTCGATAGCAAGCGGTAAGACCGCCAAAGTCCTTAACCATCTTTCTGGTATCAAGTGTCAATTTCATTTAACGACCTTCTGTTTTGTAGATTGTTACTTCCGATACAATCTACAATGCCAGAAACCAAATTCTGTGGCAACCAAATAAATATACAAAATGTCTATAGACAATATGTACGATTTATGTTTAGGTCAAATCAAATAATCTACAAAAGCAACAGGGAGCCATATTGGTATGGTAGATAAAGAACACGCCAGTCGCAGTGAGCCTGCTGCGGCAGGCACTGTAGATCTTAGCAACAGAACGAAAAGAAACTTGGAGTTCGGCAAGAGAATTTACAAAATGGTTGTCGATATGGGCATCACACAAAGTGACCTTGCCAGAATTTCCGGCCTCGGTAGGGATTCTATTTCCCAGTACATTCGAGGAAAGAGCGTTCCAACTCCAGTAAATCTAAAAAAACTGGCAAAGGCTCTTAATATTGAGCCTAATGATCTTTACCCACAATATGAGTCAAATGCATTTGGAACAGAGTCACTGAGCCAAGAAATGCGTGCTGTTCCTGGTGATCCAGACCATATGTGGCTAAGAGTAGACATGAAAGTTCCAACCGCAATTGCATTGCAAGTGCTGCAATTAGTAAACACTAAATAAATGGGTCGGCTTATCACTCAACGTGAGGCCGCTCATTTGCTGTCAGTGTCTGTTAGAACGATAGAAAACTATCGCAAGACTGGAAAACTGCAAACAATAAAGCTAGGGTATCGATCCATCCGGATTGATCGGCATGAGATCGAGAAAATGATAGAGGTGGAAAAATGGCAAATCAAAAGCCGCCAAGGCTCGGAATATACGAAGGTTCTTGGTACGTCTTTTATTCAAAAAACGGACGCTCACAACGGCAAAGCTTACGGACAGATGATCAGACGATCGCAGTGAGACGTTTTGAAGGCTGGCTGGACGAACACAACAAAATGAAACCAAGCGCCAATCCTTTGATTGGGCATTGTCTGGATATGTGGTTTCACCAGTGGATTGAGGGCCGGATGCTGGCAGAGGCCAGATACCCAAGTTTAATAAACAATCTAAAATCGTTTTTCGGCAACCGGCGCGTAAAAGATATCAGCCGTATCGATGCACAGAAATACACTCGATTGCGAGAGCGCGGCGACATTGGCCGCTGCCCAGCCGCATCAGGCACAATCAGAAAAGAACTGCAATGCCTTCGAGCATCGTTTAATTTTATGTGTGATCGGGTTGAACCAATCGAGTTACGGATCGATCGGATGATCCTTCCTTATGTCGAGTTGCCCCCACCTTCCCCGCCCAGAGATCGCGTCTTGTCTGACGATGAGATCCAAGCTTGTCTGGATTATGTGGACGGCCTCGCGCAAAAGTCTAACCGGCTGCCACGCATCACGCGGTTTGTGTACATGGCAAGGTACACCGCGCAGCGCAAGACTGCGATCCTCGAACTGCCGTGGGATCGAGTATATCTAGACCGCAAGCAGATAAACTTCTTGCCTACTGGACGACTCCAAACATCAAAACGCCGTCCATTTATCCCAATGGATAACAGGCTCGGAGACATGCTTGAACGCGCAGCGGCTGAAAGCGTGTCAAAACTGGTTATGGATAACAGCAAGAACATCAACAACGAATGGCAAAAGATGGTCAGGTCGCTCGACATCGATGGGTTAACGCCGCATGTATTCCGCCACACTTGGGCAACCAAAGCCGCTATGGACGGTATAGCAATGGACAAGATTGCTGCATTTCTCGGTGACACAATGGCCACTGTGGAAAAGAACTATAAGCACCTGTCGCCAGAATATTTATCTGATGTCGTGAACCGGTGATTCGCAAAAATCTACAAATTCTCTTGCGCTGTAACCACAGCGCATTTGCGCTGTTAGACCCTTTTGCGCTGTTTTGCGCTGTTGATTTTGTAGATTGGTCGGGAATGAGATCGAGAGAAACCGCGTAAGTCACTGTCGATACTGTAGATTCTACAAAGGGAAGTTGGTCGGAGTGGGTCTAGATAGTATCGCTGTAACTAATTGAAACCCATTATTAAAACACAATCGACAAGGTTTTTTTGCGTTGTTTTTTGCGTTGTTCATTTTACATTTTTGGCCTTGTCTTTTTTGTCTTTCCCTTAGATCCACGAACATAACCTTCACCATAGATCGACTCCAGCATTAAGTTAATTGCTTTGTCTCTTGTGCTTGTGCTGGTGATGTATTGGGCAAGACCTGTTGCCCCAAGCGCGTTTGCTGGAGACAATGGCGCAATTGCTATTGCTGTAGATACAGCCGGATTAACTGTCAGGTTCCAAAGCCCACGCAAGAAACGGTATTCGGAATACAGAGTGTTAGGCGTGTTGTTAATCAACGGAGAAAGAATGTCTTGTCCTGACGTAAGAATATAGCTGCCGGTTCCGGTTAACGATGTTGCTATGTCTCGCTGGTACTTCATGCCGGTAAACGCTTGGTATATCGGATCGAATGCACCAGTTAGTCCGGCTCGGCTGGCTCCTAGTGGCAGAAGATAATTTCTAAAGAATTTTCCAATATCCTCGTCTGCTTCATCCCATTCACGATCCCACCGCTCTCGGCTCAACAAAAACTCGCGCAGAGTGCTGACCAGCATATGTGCAGTAACCAGGGCAAGGAGAGGCCCAGCTATTGTCGCTGCCAGATATGCGCCGCCTTCTGTGTTTGCCGCCGCAGCAGATGCCCCAGTCTTTGACGCAATTGATTTTGCTCGGCTTGCTCTTCGAGCCATTGCGAACAGCACTTTGTCTTGGAATGAGTAAACAAAAGACATGATTCCATAAACAAAACGCCCGATAGGATGCTCTGCATATGTGGGTCTGTCGGATGATCGAGGGTCTTGAATGGTCATATCAACGAACCGCATGATAGAAACAGCCAGCTGCTCCCCCATGTCGGTGTATAGGCCATCGTCTTTCATAACATCTTCGGCGGCAGGCAAATAAAGCTTGCCCTTAACTTTGCCCTTGCCCTCGCCGCGCAGAAGCGTGTCACGGATGCCTTTTGCCCTCTCAACATTATTGAAGCTAAGAAGGTAATCGACAAACTGATCGAGGCGTTCATCAGCTACGCCCATGTCATTCAGTATCGACTTTGATGTTAACTTTTCTTTTTCGTTGATTGGGTTTTTGTATGCGTATGCCATTTCAGTCAGGTACTGAAAGCCAATCCTCGATGCTGTTCTGCGTTGAGCATTGGTGATGCCAGCTAGCTTGATCTTGTAAAAGAAGCTGCTCATCATTTTATTGAGGTTCTTATCACCAGCAAACTCGCCACCAATACGGTTGGCTATGATGTCTCCGACCTCTGGGTCATCGATCACACCCATAATCCGCGCAAACTGTCCACGCAGCCGGATGTCTTCAGCCCTGTTTTTCGACATATCGCGTACTTTTGGCAGTTCTTGCAGCGTCATTACAAACGCTTTCATGCCAGTGGCTGTGTCATTTGTCGTTAGGGCTGTCGTGATTGGCTCTGCTATCGAGGCAATCGGAGCGCGAATAAGCAATGTTATGGACAGCAACGCAGACAATCGGTTTGCGACCTTCTGGGGGCTGTTTGCAGTGTAACCAGATACGTTCCGCCCAAGCATTGTGTCCACCGACTCGGACAAAAGGTTTAACTCAGAGGATAAAAGCCTGTCTCTGCTAGCTATCTTGGCGAGGGTATAAGCCAAATAATCTGCATATTTGTTGCCTGGGTTTTCCCCTTTTGGAATTAAATGTTTGCCAAATCGTCTGTTGTATTCAGCCTTTCGCACGGCTCCAAGGATGTATGTGGTCAGGTTCTCCGTTGGATCACTAATGTAATATTTTTCCATAAGCGCATCGGCTTCTGGAGGCAGTGTGCGCTCTTTACGGAAATCTGATTGCGGCGCGCCGCTTGTCTGCGGGTCGCCAACTTGCCCTTCTGCTATAGCCTGTGACCACAACGCGGAAGACCAATTAGAATAGATCTCTTCCATTTCATTGTAGAATGTTTCAAGCAGTTGTTGAGTTTCTGGGTCTTCTAGCAACGCCTCCAAGTCTGCTTCCGCCGCTGCCAAAGCGGTAGCGTCATTATCCGCCTCTGCTTTTTTCTTGTCTCTGATAAATCCGGTGATGGCTCCCCAGACATCTGATTTGACGAAGCTTTGGTATTGCGGCTCTCCAGCAATTCCAATTCGTTTTTCTCCGATAAAGCTGATGATCTCTTGGGCTTGCTCAACAGTTCCATCAAATTCCTTTCCAACTTCATTCTGAAAAACAATGCGGTAAACTTTTTTTGCAGCATCCTCGAAGCCAGCTTTGTCATTGTGGATCTCCACATGATCGAGCAAACGCTGCATATAGCCAGACTTTGCATAGCCAATTTCAATCCCTGACCCACGCATATACTCGTATAAGCTGTCGTACATCAGGCGGAAGTCACCCGCCGCAGCCACAACTTTCGATGGCGCAGAGTCAGTTTGGTCTTGGCTTGTCAGGATCATCCGCAGCTGCGAGATCTCAACATCATTAAATTCCACAATGTCGTGCTTTTTAATAATGGTTTTCAGCCTGTCGCTGAATATGCGACCCATTCTAGCTTGTGAGTCTAAAAGGTTCCCGCCCTTTGCCGTGTTTTGTAGTTCCCCGCCAGTGTCAGTGCCAATCTGGTTAAACAAACGGCGCAATCCTTGGCTATTTGGGTAACGCCCGATCAG